TACCCATGTACTCGGTGAGTACATCGTCAATGTGCATGTCGTCCACAACGTCGGTAACCCCCACCACGGCACCGTACTGCTGGAGCGTGACGGTGACCGATTCCATTGTCGGGATGGCTTCGGTCGGGGTGACGCCTTCCGCAAGAATAAAGCCTGACGCAGTGGTCGGGATTGGCAACTTGTGGCGGCGGAAGTCCAGCGATTTGGTGCTGTTTGAGGGCATCGGCTTGAGTTGGCCGAACTGCTCCAGTACCATCATTGGGATGGCACGCTGAAGCAGCGTTTCAACCGAATGCACGGTCTGGTTCGTGTTAATTGAGGCATAATCAGTCATGATCTATCCTTTCGTTTATGGAAGAAGTAGTTACTTCCGCCTTTTGTCTGGTGGCCTCATGATTTCCGTATGCGGTCCAATTCCGGGGGGCTTTTGCCTGTCCCGGCGCCATGGAAGAAGCGCGGTTCTGAGTGCATCCCGTAAAGCGGTGCAGTCCAGTGGAACCGCCACTGGTCGGTAAATCAATTGTTACCTGGCGTTCCAGGCGGCTATATATTCGTCGTCAGGGCTTTGCGCCGGGCGATTCGGGAGCGTGATCGGGGACGAACCGCGCACGGCTGTTGCCGCTTCGCTGTCGTCGTCGCCAGCACCTTCTTCTCCGGTGTTCAGGTGGGACTTGAATTTGGTTAAGAGGGCGATGACTTCTTGGGAAGTCCCGCTATTGATGATCCGATCGCATTCAGCAGGGTCGTCCTGGGTTCTGCACCATTCATTGAATTCTGGTGTTTTTGCGATCTCATAGGCGTCTGCATGGGCCGACATGATGGCTTCCTTGTGGCGACCAATGCGCTCGCTTTTGAGGATTTCAATCACGTCGTCAATGTCGGCGCGCAAAGTCGCCGTTTCTTCTTCGTTGGACGCTGGAAGGCTCTCGCGGATCACTTGGACGATCAGGTCGGCGAACTCAGGACCGAACTGCTCACTCAACTTGGCGAGTGCTTCACCCGGTTCAGATTGCCCAGCGCTGGCCTCACGTGCCGCTATGTCTTCCTCCCGCTTGCGGAGCCGACCTTCCCATGACTTCTCGCGCTGCTTTTCGTCAGGGGTCATCCCTTCTCCCATCATGTCGGTAGCCTCGGCAGCCGGCATGGGTGGCGTCTCTCTGGTGGCGGACGGCTCGTCCATCATGTTTGGAGCCTGCATATCACCATTTGGCATCGGTTCACCATTTGGCATCGGTTCATCAGTGGGCATTTTGTCAACCCGCTTTTCGTAGCGGGCATCAAATGCTTGCTTGTAATCACGTTGATTTTTCATTTGGCATCCCTTCATGAAAGCCAGATAACAAAAAACCCGCAGAAGCGGGCCGGTTTAGTCGGTGCCATCGGCCCCGATGTTAAAAAACGTACCCAGTGGTAGAGCCGGTCGAGATCGCGTCGGTAAGGGCTATCAACTGTTGAGCGCGTAACTGGTTCGCGGCAAGCATAGCGGGGTTGCAGGTTGCCATCCCGATCAATTGCTGCGCGGCCAGTGCGTCAAGCCAGTCAACAACCGACTGCTTTTGATCGCCTGTTAGCGTCGCGTGCAGAGCGGAAAATGCCTTATCCGCAACGCGCGCGGCGGCAGTCGCGTCTATGCTCGCGGTCATCCGGAAATCCTTGATGTTTCGATGCCAGCCTCTTGCCCAATGGCGGGCGACATGGGTTCAGCCGTATCCGGCGTCATGGCCTCTATCTCGGCAGGAGCGGGTTCATCTGCGTTGTCAGCAAGTTGTTCTGGCGGAACTACAGGCTTATCTGGGATAGGCGCATCGGTAGCGCTCTGGTCGATGCCCCATCCGGCTTCTTTCAGGAGCGCATCGCCAACCGGGGCAACCTCCTTGTTGGCGACGATAACACCAGCCGCCTGCATCGCGGAGTAGGCCGCCTTGACCTTGGCGTCTACCGCCTCTGCAATTGCCTTCTCCGTGTCGGCGGCGATCTTCCCGCTAGACGCCTTCAGGTTCTCGATGGTGGCTTGTAGCTTGTTGAGGTTGGCTTCCATCGTCTTCATTGCGAGTTCCTGCTGCATTTGCATCATCTGTTGCTGCATCTTTGCGCCAGGCGTGGCGGCATCTTCGTCAACTTCAACTTGGGTCTTCGCCAAGGAATCTAGTTCTTGCACTTTGGCCTTCTCGCGCACCAGAATATCCCACTTAATAAACTGGCGCTCTTCCGGCTGGAGGGTGGCACCAAACTGATTCAGCAAGTTGGCTCTCACCTCTTTTGCAACCAGTGAGGCAGCGCCAGTCGCCACAACGGCGTAGTCGCCCTTTATTGCATCATCACGCCCGAACTGCATGTTCCAGTGATACATGGCGGTAATGAAGCTCTTGGTGACTTCATCCCAGTTCGCCACTAGGTCTTTCAAGGCGATATTGGCCTGACCCAATAGCATTGACAGGCCACCCATAGTCCCTGCCGCCCCGTTTGTCGGGTTGTCGCCATACGTAAACTTTGGGATAGCGGTCGTTTCGTCTGCGCTGGTATCGAACAGCCTCTCCATTTCCATCAACTCGCCGATGTGCGAGTCGAAGTTCAGCGGCCGGATGGCCGGGTACTGGAAATCACCGCCGCTACGAGGCCACACACGCAGTGGGTGGATACTGGTGAAATCGGTTCCCTTAGGAAACGCCGGCACGAAAGCCTCAAACTGAGGCCCGGCACAGATCGCCCCATTGTCTAGGATCATGCGACGCGCGCTGTTTATCTGACTCTGGTCATCGCGCATGATTGAAGGGAAGCCGTCACCGAAGATGCTCGTCTCGTCTTTGTCCAGGTAGTACAGATGATAGGGGGTATCCATCCCGTTTATGGGGGATAGAACTGCCTTGACGACTTCGCCGTTTGGTAGCACCCAAACGTTACTGAAAAAGGTTTCCTGCATCCGGTCATTTGGAACATCTACGCCTGCCGCAGCAAGTTCCTCGGCCTTGAGCCAGCCCCACCGCTCATAGACATCGTATTGCCCGGTCTTGAGGTTCGTCAGCCGGCTCTGCTGGTTTCCGACTGCCATCAGGCCCTGCTCGTAGCGCATGAGGCGAATATCACCATCCGGGTTGACGTCAATGTGATTGAGGATAGCAGTCTGCTCAAAACTCTTCCGTTTCGACATCTCGTATAGGGTCGCACGGCTTAGCCGGTGGTGCTCCCATGTGTAGCGGGCATCCTTCAGGTCGGTGACTGACATATCCGGATACCATCGCCAGATGGGGACCTGCGTCACAAACGGGGTCGTGAACGTACGGCCGACCTGGGTGTATTTGCCGTTCGCCCATTTGTAGGACAAATCTGTCTTGCGTTCGACCAGTGGCCCCTTGAGCACCCCAGTGCCGTATAGGTGCCCAGAGTGGAGCACCTCTCGGCAGACTTTTCGATATTTCGTCTCGGCCAGTTGGTCATCAATCCTTACCGCCATCTTCTCGGCGGCTTCTTTGGCAAATCCATTGACCGCCTTCTTCACATCTTCTGGGTCAACCGGACCACCTTGGCTAATCTGTCCGAGTGCATGGATGATCTCACGCTTCTTCGCGGCCGGTATGACGGGCTCTGGCGTGGCGTCAATCGAGTAGTTCCGCTCTCGATTGGCTGGGAAAAGCATGTCGGTCATGCGGGCATCTACGCTCTCTACCTTCACTCTCGTCTTGCGCGCGAAGGCCTTGCTTCCGGTCATGATCGCCTCTTCTTCTGGCTCGTACTGGCCTTTGTATTGGCGCAAATCCGTGAGCCAGCGCTGCTCGGTCTCATCTCGGTATAGCTGCGCCTCAATGAACTCGCCCAAAAGTTGCGTGCCAAGCCCTAGCAGCGGGTTTGCGGATTGCTGCTCGGCGGTCGGGAGCCGGTCATTCCAGGCGCGTAGGTAGGCCTCGTCTGAGCGGGCACGTTCTGCCCGGAAGCGCGACTCCTTATTATCTTCTGTCATTCCATAGCCTCTTGATGACGCGCGCTAGTTCGTGAGCCAGGTAAGAGCATCATCAATATCCCGATCTGGATGCAGGCCGCCGACCGGCTTGTAGCGCGGTGTCGGTGAGAATCTGGTGATCCAACATGTCGTTCTGAGCGCCAGGTATGGCAAAAGTCAGTGCGATGCTGTCGGCCTTGTTTGGCGACTTCACGCCGCGCCTCCGCATATCATCCTTCGATTCCAGCAAAAGCGACCCGCCTCGGTAGCCGTAGCGTACTGACGTCAATTCGGCATGGAGCGCATCGTCGTTTGGGACTGACGCGCCCTTGAGCCATTCCCTCATCTCTCCATACATCCGGGCGCGCAGGTTGTAATAGATGGTGGCAACCAATGGGATGGGCATAACACCATTCGCGGAAGCCGCTCCATCCATGCGCAGGGAGGCATTTACTCCGACTACCACGCCAGCGAACTCGGCCATGCGGGTGAGCACGTCCACCACTCCGGCGCCGATGCCGATCTCGTCCACCGCGATCTGCTCGGGTTTCTCGCCATATGGGGCTAAGCAGTCGCGCACGTAGGCCGCGCCGGTAAAGCTGTCGAGGTTCTGCGCCTCTGCCTGGAACACGATTAAGCGGCCTCTACGGATGGTCACCGCGAACTTGTCGTCGCCGAAGCGTGCCGGGTCCACTCCCACGCGCAGTCCACCAACTGCCTGCACCTGGGTCGGGCCACGAAGCATTGCCTCCTTTACCAAATCCCCGCCGATGAAGGAGTTGACCACGCTCGCTTCGTAGTTACGGTCAATCTCCTGGGCCACGATGGTCGGGTTGTCCGCCTTAGCCACCTGGGCATCGTACCACGCTTGGCTTTTTCTCGGATCATCGCGCCAGTCGAAGACGAACAGCGGCAACTTGCCTCCCTTGGCCTTGCGGTAGAACGGATTCCCGGCTCCGTTAGGCGTCGAAACATGCAGTTTGCAGTTGCTCGTCTGGCTCAGTGCGGCATCCACGGCCTCTGGCCGCTCGATATAGGCGGCCTCATCCAGAAAGTAAACGCTGGTACGTGCGCCACGCCCGATGTTGTCGCCAGCCTCGCCGACGATCTTTGCGCCATTCTCCGGGTTGGTTATGACCATGTAGGGCGCATGCTTCTTGCTGTTCCATCCGGCAGGGCGGAACTCGCGCGGCAAGAGGTCGATGAATGTCCGGACTTTCCAGAATAGCGATTTAGGGTCCCCAAGCTTGTCCACGTACTCCTCTTTGCGGCTGCCGAACCCAACCACGCTTCCTGGGTGGTAGAGGAAAATCCAGACGGCAGCAGCCACAGTCAACCAACTCACGCCCATGTCGCGGCTCTTCTCCGCCACGCCATCCTCTTGCCCTTTCCAGCGCTCTATGATCCAGTCGATGAACTCGACTTGCCGAGGGAACAGCAGGAACGGGACGACTGGGTCGATGCCACGCTCGACCAAGCGCGGGTCGAATGTCGATCCGAACAGGGTGACGAAGTCGCAAGGGTAGTCACGAAAGTGGGACTTCATCCCGCCGATGGCCCCTGGCTCCGCTCGCAACGCCTTCAGCATCCTGATTCTGCGCCGAATGATGACCTCGTAGTCCGGTGCCGTCCAGTCGAAGCCTGCCACAAGCTGCCTGGACAGGTCAGTGATCGGCATTTTCGCCCCAGATACGGGCATAATGTGCAAATTGCACATACCGGCCGCGTGGCACTATGAACAAAACGCCAAGTTTCTCCTGCCTGATAGCCCATTGTGGGCTCACCAAGGCCGACGTGGCGCGCATCTGTGAGGTGGCGCCGTGTACCGTTTCTAGGTGGGGGGACAGCCCGCCCGCAATCGTACTTAGATACCTGGAGCTACACGCGGCCAGCAAATACCTAGTCGACCTTGAGGTAGCCGTGCGGGCGCTGCCGGTGAGACGATGAATGCCATGTAAGCGCATGATTCTGGGCTATCCGAGGCCATCGCTGCACACCCGCCAGGCGTCGCACGCCGGCATCGCGTCTACGTCGCGCGCGTCAGGCGTGTCAGGTCCGGAGATCCCGAAGCTTTCGCGCTCCATAGCTACCAGCTTGGCCCGGGAGTCAACCAGTGCTTTGAATGCTGCTGCTGCTTTGTGGATGTCGATTGGCTCTGCTCCGTCACCCGCGTAAGCGCTTGATGCAACAAGGATTTCGTCGAACAGACGCTCAATTACGGCCGCGCGCTCAACCTGGTCACGGAAGCTCTTCCGATGGCGAATAATTACGCCGGCGGCTACATCCGATGCCTGTTCGACCGCCAATCTGATCGTCTGTGCAGATTTCTGTGCACCCTCTCGTGCCGACTGCTCGATCAACTCCTGCACGTCGATCTCGCTTATTTTGGCCTGGGTGCGGGCCTGGATCGCCTGTGACAAGTCGCGGGTCCATCCGCCGGAGTGCATATGAGCGGTAATTGCGGTCGTGGAGATTGCGTGCTTCTGCGCGATCTGCCGGACAGTGATCTGTCCTGCGCGGTAATCGCGCTCTACCCGCTCCCAGTCGATCCGCTTAGCCATCACATCCTCACGGCGTAGTAAGCAGCACTCGGCTGGATCATGGCGGCATCATGGATGTAGTACGGCCGCGGGAGGCGGGTATAAATCGAAGTGGCGGCAGATTGGCAACGGTGGGTGTCGGGCACCAGACACTGAGTCTGAGCGACCGGTCGCGCGAATTGCTCAGTTAGGACAAGTGGGTAACCGTACATGATCTTATAGTATAGCGTTAAGGATTCTTCCCGGCTCGCAGGGCTGTGCGCCGCCAACATAGCGGATAGTCCGCGCGCTTTCTGGGGACACGGCTTCTCCTGCCCAGGGCGAAGTGCACTGGCTGGTGTCTGTCTCATGTAAATCCTTCGTTGTCCGGCGATGCTGCTCGGCAGATACATCGTCCAGCTAACTCTGATGGAGATCGCTCCGGAGGCCGATCTGCCTGGCGTATATCGTGGGCGCAAGTCCCCTACCCGTCAGTATACGACACTTTTCCTATGTCAAGTGTTTTTTTTACGTGACGGCCCATAAAAACATTTGATTGACATTTCCCTTGACGGCACTCGAATCGCGCGTATAATTCAATCATCGACACCGGGATGGTTCCGGTGCCAGCAACCGGAGAACGAAATGACAAACAGCTACATCAAGATGAAAGATGGGTCTTGGGGAGTCCGGATCAGTTCGGGAAATGTTAAGCCAGGTAGCTCCTGGTTGGTGAGTCTTAATCCCTTTGTTTTCAGGGCATTCGA